TCTCGTCAGTCATATATCCGCTCCTTGGCAATGTTGAAATAGGTTTCGTCCAACTCAATGCCGATGAAAGAGCGGTTTAGGTTCTTAGCCGCAACCCCCGTCGTGCCGCTGCCAAGGAACGGGTCAAGCACTGTGTCGCCTTCGTTTGACCACGAGATAATATGATCCTGCGCCAAGGATAGGGGAAACATGGCTGGATGCGAGAATTTCTTGCTCTCCCCCGTCTGACCTGTTGTGGTCACATCCCAGACGTTGTGGCGCATACCGAACTGACCATTTGACTTCTGGCTGCGGACAACCTTGCTGCCGTCAGCTTGCGTTACTGTGTTGCGTCCGTAGCTCCCAATTTGCCCAGCATACTTGTTCGGGCGATCCTTAATGCCGTTGAAAACCCTTGGCGCACCCTTACTAAAGACAAACATATACTCAAAAACCTGATGATACCGCGTGGACGCTGGGTTCGCAAAATTAGGCTTGCGCCAGATCATCGTATCATGCAGCCGAAACCCGCATTCCATTGCGTGCAGCGCTTGTTTGAACGACGTTCCCGTTTCACTGCCCTTGATGGTGGCGTCCCCAACGACCCAAACGACAACGCCGCCATCTATTGTCACACGGTGCAGGCTGGCAATAACATCCCGCCAAACGTGGTCGCCCCATTGATCGTTGTTGCCGTTATAGGTGCGAAGGTTGTCATAAGGCGGGCTGGTCACTGTCAGATCAACCGACCCGTCAGGGATTTCCTTCATGCGCTCCAAACAGTCGCCTTGCATAAGATTAATCATCGCTGACGTCCTCATAATCCGCGTCAATCGTGGCGGCCTCACGCTGCCGATCCTCATCCTCAAGCGCCGCCATCTGGCTATTCACCTTCCGCAAGGCGTCGAGGTGCATGTCGCCGATGCTGATCGTCACGTTATTCTGTGGCCGAGTGCCATACTTGGCTTGGTTCATGCTGCCAGCCATGAACTTGCGGAAGTTCACCTTCTCTCGTGTGGCCGCAATCTCATTCGTGGTGCTGAGGGCGCTGAGGCTATCGACCATCTCCAAGCCCTGCTCCACGAGAGCGTCGGCAGCCTCCTCACGAGCACTCTCCAAGGCTTTCTTGTATTCGGGGACGCTGTTCAAGGATCGGCTGATGTAGCTGCGGGAGCAGCCGTACTGCCGTGCCAGCTCGGCCACGGTGATGCCACTGGCGATCTGGTCATACAGCCAGTCAACGCCGCCGTTGTCGGCGACTTCTGTGAGGATTCTCTTCTTGAGCGCTTTGCCAGCCATGTCGGGCTCCTGTGAATTTTCAAAAATTTTATGGCAGGATGCGTAATAAAACAAGGGGGTACGGGGGGGGTCTCCGTGTATGTGCTTTTCTATATACACACGCCCGCCGCCGCAGCCACCCACGGGGGGGGTCTCGGCCGATCCGCCAGCCTGCCACGACGCCACAATGTCGCGGAGATGCGGCGTAATTCGTATAACGTGTATTATGTAAACTAACGCATTCAATGATTTCAATGACTTAGCAACACCATAAGTCCAGTTGGCGTTATTCTGCCGTGAGTTCGCTGGTTTTTATAAGTCCAGACGCTCTAGTTGCGAATGGTTCTCAATTGCAACAAGACGCCGATGATGCCACGCGCGCACGCGCCTCTGCTGCGCCGTGTCTGCGTGGCAGCGCTAAGAGCCTCACAGGCCCCTCAAATAGCGCCGTACAGGCCGATCTCAGTGCATTACCTCACCAACCCCCATCAGCTCATCAACAAGCGCGCTCATCAGCTCCCCAATCGCCACGAACATTTCGTCTGGCGTTGGATCGACATCAGCATCGAGCAGCGCATCAGTGATAACGATCAGCACCTCGCTGACGACATTCATGTCCACGGCATCCATATCTATTTCAATATCCATTCTCACATCCCCATAAAAGAAAACCCCCACGCCGAAGCGCAGGGGCAAGTTAGTGGCCGAGTAGACGGGAGGAGCAGTGAAAGGCCACGCTTCATGCTTATCACCCGCTGAGCTCTGCGCCAAGTGCTAAATACCCGCACCCATCCACGAAGCTATCCCTGTGATGACCATTGCGCAAACGCGCAATCTTCAACAGCGCCATCATGTTCGTGACATCAGCAGGATTGATATCACGGCCCAGATACGCCGCCCACATATCAGCAATGCACTGAAAGTTCTCCGCAGGCGTACCATAGTCGCTTTGACGCTGACCATTAATCAGGCTCGACGCATCCTCAAGCACAGACGTTCTCTCGTTCAAAACGGTATCTCCTCATCTAACGATCCCTTGCCCTTCATACCCACAACCTCGGCATCTGGGAAGAGCGACTTCACCTCTTCCGTCATCTTCCCCACCCCATGCTCCGCATAAAACTGGAGAGCGACGGCAACCTCTCTGAGCGTCCACAGCTTCAGATCAGGCATCTCCTTCTGCAACGCCTGCCATGACCGCCCCTCCTTCATAATCCCAATCGTCTGCCCATTCAGCTCAACCTGCCACACATCCATCGACGCCCTCTCAGCCCCAGCCTCAGTCGCCTGAGCGTCCATCGCCTGCAATCCCCTGATACACACGCCAACACGAGCGGCCACGACATCAGGCTTCCCCTCATCCATCGCCTCATGCAACTTACTCACAGCCGACCCATACTTCGCCGCCATCTCAGGCGTGACCAGCTCAGGCAGCACATCAATCCCCCACTTCCAATTCATCTCCTCCGCCAGCCGATCAAGAGGAGCCAATGCTAGGTCACACATCACCGCCTCCCGATCATGCGTTCCGTGAAGCAACCGATCAGACTTCTTCTGCCTGACTGGCCGCCTCGGAGCCGTCTTTCCACGACCACCCGACTTCCGATTATTCACACCACCAATCTGCATCTCAATCTCCTCCGTTTTGTCTCTCAAATTCTGGGGCTGTATGAATGTATGAAAGTCTTATAGACATTTCATACATTTCATACACCTTTGCCCGTCCGTATGAAAAGTGTATGAAACCGTATGAAAGTGTATGAAACAGCACACCTAAACCATTGATTTCGTTACATTCGCACTTTTCATACACTTTCATACACCATGGTCATTTTGAGCACCTGAAAACGCTGGGTGTATGAAAAGTTTTTCATACAGTAGAAGTGTGCGTTTTCAGGCACTTAGCTGTTTTCGTCAAATTCGGCCTTCCTTGGCGCTGATCCAGCAATAGCCCTCGTTTTGGGTCATGTAGCCGCTCTCTAGGAGCGCCTCGTAAGCCTGCTTGAAGGCCGCTCTTGGGTTGATTGCCTCCAGCTTTCCTCTGGCGAATTTTGAGAAGTCTTCGGCATCTATGACCCAGTACTTTCCGCTCTCTGGCCAGCCTGTGCCGCCCTTGTTCGGCCATCCGATTTCGTCTTGACGCATCTGCTGGAATGCTCTGACGAGCGCCTGCTGATTGCGGCCCTTTGGCTTCTTCTTACGGCTGTCTTGGACGTCTTCCTGCGCTGCTGTGTGGATCGTACACGTCGTGACTGCATCGCCGTCCAGGTCTTGCCCCAGCTCGTGAACTTTGAGGATGAACGGGATCGGCGGCCTTGGCTCGATGTCTCTCTGCTTTGTGGCCGTGGCTGTCCTGAGACCATCATCGTTGTCCAGCTCGATCTCTGTGTCTGTCGCGGCTCTGAGGCTGCTGTGGCCCCGCGCGCCTTGGGCTGTGTCCTTGCCGCTGTGGTGAACGATAAGAGCGTGAGCCTTGGCATAGTTTCTGAGGGCGTCCACGTTGCCGATAAATGCCGTCATGTCCTCTGGGCCGTTCTCATTGCCGCCAGCCATTGCCCTTGAAAGCGTGTCAATGACAATCATTACGATTGGGCCGTGAGACGCCGTGATCTCGTCGCATAAGTCCGCGATCTCTTTTAGGTCTGCGTCTGGCCTGAGCAGATCAACGGGAGCGGCCCTGATGGCGAGAGGCACGTCTGTGAGGTTGTGCTGCTGCATCAGGGCGTAAACTCTGTTCTGGAAGGCGTTGCCGCCCTCTGTGGCGAGGTACAGGACCGCACCCTGCTTGACCTTATTGCCCTGCCAGTCGATGCCTGCCGCAATGTGGAACGCCATGTCGAGCGTGAAGAACGACTTGCCGACGTTTGACGGGCCGTAGACAACCGACATCTGCTCAGAGCCGAGCCAGCCCTTGACGAGATAGCTCGACGACAGCACTGGCTTCGCCTCGCCAGCCCAGAAGATTGGTGCTCGCGCCTTCGTTTGCGTTGGAGCTGGAGCTGTCTGTGTCGGCTCTGTGGCGATTGTGAACTGCTGCTCTGGTGCTGGTGCTGGCTTTGAGAGTATCTCCTGCGGCGATAGCTGCGGCTCAGGCGTCCAGCCCTTGGCTCTGGCTCCGTCGATGGCCTGCTGCACTTCTCTGCGCGTGTCCTCCGCTGTGTATGGCGGCTGCGTGAAGTTGTCAGTGATGGCGTGGATTTCCTCGTCCGCCAAGCCCTTTGAGACGTATGAGCCGACGAGGCGCACGACATTGTGATGCCAATCCTCGCCCTGCATGATTGACTGCTGCGCCAGCGCCCGATCCATAGCCTGCTTGCCCAGATCAATGCTAAAGGGGCTGTCACTTCCCGAAGCTGACGCCCCCTTAACAGGCGGGAAGGCACGCATCATGCGCTCAAACGGCACAGGGTCTCTGTCCGTACTGAATTCCGTACGCATTGTGACCAGCTCTGGCGTGTAGCCCTTGGCTACCTTCTTCGCGCTCGGCCACGAGACCGTGCCAGCCACACGCATGATGCGGCTTGGGTTGATGACAACCTCGTCTGTCTTGAGGCTGCTTGCGATTGACTGCTGTGTCTCACGCCACGCCTGAAGGTTTACGACAGGCTCCTCTAGCCGCCAGTAGCAGTGACCGCGAACGAATGGCACTGTGCCTGTCTTGACTGACATCGTGAACTGCGGCCCTGCGAAGCTCAAGATATTCTTCATGGCTCCGTCGGTGTCGGCATCCGCAAAGCAGTAGAGAGCCGCGAGGATGTCTTTGTCGTGCGCTCCGAAGCCAGCCTTGATCTCCGCATCGCCGTCCACTGGGTTGATGCACATGTAGACGTTGCGCTTGGCATCATTCATGGCTCTGACGTGGTCTGCCGCCAAGTCCAGCATATCCAAGCCGAACCGCGCTATATTGGCCCCGCCGTGCTCCGACAGAGCCCTGATCTCGACCACAGGCTTGCCGTCAAGCTCTGCCCAGCCATCGGTGATCTGCCCGATGAACTCCGAGATTGTGTCCTGTTTTGCTTTTAGCTCAGCCATCATTTCATCCCCTCCACCATCTTTATTCTTTCACCGATCCAGCGCATCACTGGGACAGCCATTGAGTTACCCATTGCCTTATAGCGTGGGCCGTCCGGGCACTCCTCTGCCACTTTATTGCGCCAAGGTATTTTCGTGAAGTTGTCGGGGAAACCTTGCAAGCGCTCACACTCGGTTGGCGTTAGGTGTCTAACCCCGCCACAGCTCTCAATGACATATCCTTCTTCTTCTCTGAGACTTCCCGGCCCTCTTCGCGTGATGCAAGGAAATACCCCGCCAGATACCTGCCCCGCTTCTCGGCTCGGCGCAGGATGCCCTGACATGCTTTCGCGCTCAAATAGAACCGCTGCGGCACGTCGCCAGTCTCCAAGGTATCCGACAACGAACACACGGCGGCGTCGCTGGGCCACTCCGAAGTATTGAGCGTCCAGCACTCGGTAGGCGAACCCATACCCGATTTGCCCCAGCGCTGCGAGGAAGGTTCCAAAATCCCGTCCTCTGTTGGATGACAATACGCCGGGGACGTTCTCCCAAACCAGCCATCTGGGCTGATAGCGTTCAGCAATGGCAAGATAGGTGAGCATGAGGTTGCCTCGTGGGTCATCAAGTCCTTTGCGAAGTCCTGCAACGCTGAACGATTGGCATGGTGTTCCTCCAACGAGAAGGTCGATTGGGTCATTAGGCCACTCCTTAAATTGTGTCATGTCGCCAAGGTTTGGGACGTTTGGGTAATGATGCTCCAGCACTGCACTAGGGAATTTCTCAATCTCGCTGAACCATTGCGGCTCCCAGCCAAGAGGATGCCAAGCTGTCGTTGCGGCCTCAACACCGCTGCAAACTGATCCGTACTTCATTTCACCACCTGCTGAATATATTCCTCAACGTCAACTTGGTGGTCATCCGTCTCAAGGTCTGCAATATACTTATCCAAGTCGGACTTGCGCCAGCGCGTTGCGCCTCCGATCCTGACTGGCTGCGGGAAGTCCGCAAGCCGATCAGCCCAGCGCCACACGGTATTGCGTGACACCGACATCATCTCGGCGACTTCTACGTCAGAGAGTAGCATTTGTTTCTCCTAATTGGTTTGGGGCAGCATAGGGCCACATGAG